TCTCGTCGAGAATCTGTGTGGGTCTTATAACATTCGCGTGGGTCTCGTCTAGATTTTCGCGGGGCGCGGACTTGACAAACTGCGCGTCTTATGATACGCTCGCTTAGCTTGCATCAGGGAGGCACCTTTCTATAATGATTAGGAGAGGATTAGAAGACCTTTATGATACTAATTCTTATCATTATCACACCTTATTACTAATAATTATCAAAGTAGATAAAGAAGAGTTTAATATTAAATAATACCTTTTTTAATTGTTTTTAATCTATTTTTACCATAAAAACCCTATTTTTCAGGATAAAACGTAGTTTAACGTAGTTTTATCCTTAAGCGTCAAGCGCCATCATAAACACACTCTCTACTCTTCACGTAAGACAATTGCTTCCAACTCTCTGGATAACAAACTACCAGTGTTCTTTCCTTCTTGTGATGTGTTCCGTATGGTATATCTTCTGGGTGTTTTGGTTTAGTCTGTATCTCAATTGTCAGATAAGACTTATCCATAAAATACACCCATCCTTCTACTGAAAACTTACCTTTATTCCATTTGACATAATCATTTACTTGGGGCACATAAGACATTGCATTAAAGGATTGAGATTTAATTGCATTGCAGAATATGGAGTCGTTTGGTTTATATCCACGACGGATCCAACTGTTGATGAATTGACGGGGGCATGGTATTCTTTTGTCTTGGTGTTGTAGAATCCCCAGATACAACGAACGGAATCACCGTTATTGTAATCAAACCTACGAAGATAATGAATCCAGATAGCAACAACATTGCGTTTAAAGTCTGTTTGCTCATAAGCATAACCAGATGGTGGTTTATGATTAAACGTCTTGGGTAGCACGGAGATCGTTTGGATTGTATCCTTCTGAGATAAGTTCATTGAGTTTTTGTTTTGCTTGATCACGAGTGAGTTTGCCTTCGACAACTTCCCAACCAGTCGTACAATACTCTTCGATTTTATACAATGTTTCTTCCATAAGTTTCAGGTGGTAAAAGCATCAATAATACCAGATTCATAATCATCAACTAAAGCAAACTTTTGTGCCTTGACGACGTTGGGCATAATGTTGGATTGATACCTATCATCAAAACCTTCTTCATTCGCAAGTAGTTCAAATGCTTCCGTATCATTCTCGGCAATCAGTGATACAACACCACCGTACTCAGAAGAAGGAAACGGAACCCAGTAGTCAACAATGTAAATAGATTTCATCGGTATGTGTAAATTACTCCTTAATTTTAGATGAGGTTTTGGTATTTGTCAAGTTTGTAATCTGCCTTTTGATTTCAAACTTTACTGCATAAAGTTTCTCATTCATATACTTCTCATACTCATTCTCCTGAAGAAGTCTCAGAACATTGTTCACCTGTAGTAATGCCAGTTGAAGTTTGAGTTCTGTTGAAAATGCTGATGTTGTCTCCATAATAATTCTCAAAATACGTTTGCTCTGCTAGTGCAATCAACGCTATTGCTTGCTCATACGGTGTCATAGAAACTCCTGCATATAATAATCAACAGTCACTTCAAGTTCGGCAGCCTTTGATTCATAGAAATGATCCGTATATTGCCGTGCTTCTTGCCACTTTTGGTGAGCATCAATCTCAGTGTTTGCGTGTTCCATAAAGTCTTCAAAAGCGTTCATAAACTGTCGAATGTCTTCGTCGTTCATTTCAGTTCAATACGATCGAACACTAGCATACCAATCTCAAAGAAGAGATCATCATCCATATCACCCATAATCGTGCGAATACCTTCGGCAACTCCATCCTGTAGTGCCTGAGTGACAGCATCATCACTGATCAAATACTCAATAATTGCTGGTTTGATCGCATCAGCAATCTTCGAAACAGAAGTGTGAGAGAGTTTCATCAGAACAGTTCCAGTTGAGCAAATTGAAGGTGATCATCACAACTATCAGAATCGTGTAGATCCAATAGTTCAGTGTCAGTGTGAGTGAGAAGTTTGTCGAACAGAAAATTCACAAACTCACGATTTTCTGAAGTAATCATTAGACAGAAGGAGCAACTTCGATTTGTTTGATGTTCAACCCACAGAGTTGATTATACACACGGTTGAGAATCAGTTTGTCAGCAGACTTTGCCTTGGACTTCTCATACCAGATGGTAACGCAACCATCATAGGTCTCAACTTGAACTCGGTAGTTTTTCATTGGGTTGTCTCCCTGTCGATGCTCTTATTATAGGTCAGAAGGACGGCACCACGTCGTTCCGTAGTCCAGTTTGAGAAGTGTCCATCTGCTTCCACACTTCACACAATTTGTCATACAATGCCTGAGCACTGCCATAATCTTTTGCAATCATATTTTCATCACTTAAATCTAACAATTGAAGTGCAGAAAGGATAACTCCTACCTCATGCACATTTAGATTTACTTGTGTTTCGGTCATTTCTTTTTCTCCTCCTTGTATGGAACTTGTCCAGTTTCATGATACTTCATAATATCATACTTGAACTTACACTCAAGTGGTTTTTCATTACAAAGTTTCAACATTGACTTGACGGTTGTTTGTGTTCCAAAGTTACCACCAAAAGCAAATCCAATCATACCACAGAGCATAATAATTGGATAATACACATAACTCTTTTTCATCAGTCCCAACTCACGTTTTGAACAAGAAAACCAGGCATTACATAAGTCCAGGCACCAGGATCATTCACACCACCAATCTTATAGTCCCACTTGTATTCATACTTATTGTGACTGTCCCAGGTCATATAACCTTGGGTTTTATCAAATCGTCCTTTGATTGTCAGTCCGTGCTTGTTAGAGAAGATGTTACGAGTGCGAAGTGCTCCACCCTTTTCACGGGTTTCAATCACCACACAGGTATCAGGATAGGTTGCCAATCCTGCCTCCAACATACAGGGAGTTTCATATCGAAACGGACGATAGATGTGCTTCTCTGCGGGTTTTGGTGCCTCTTGTGCAAATGCAGGAGCAGTCAATAGTAGAGTCGTGAGCAATAGTTTTTTAATCATTAGTTATCCTCCTCAAATCGTTGCGGACCTTGAATAAAATAATTGACAATGAGTGCCAAGATCATAAGTACAAAATAAGTGATCATCCAACCACTCTCCAGCATACAGTAGCGTTACCTCTGCGAGTGGATTCAATATGAGCAAAAGCAGAGTAACTCAAATCAAGATCAGCGTGAGAATAAGGACCACGATCATTTACACGCACAATTACTTGCTTACCGTTATCTTGGTTTGTAACCCTAATCTTACTTCCCATAGGCAGGTAAGGATGAGCAGCAGTCCAACGATAAGCATCAAAACGTTCTCCATTTGCAGTCGTTTGTCCGTGGAATCCGTCACCCATACCATAAAAGGTAGCGATTCCACAAGTCAATCCAGCAATTACAGTTTCAATCATTCAACTTTACAATCAGGGTGCCAAGTTTTAAGTTGAGAGCAGTAATGCTCCTTTGCGTTCATGTTGTCATAACCTTCGAACATCTTCTGATCTCTCTGGATCAGAAAGACATTATACATCAGAAGTCCGATGAACGCAAGAAAGATGTAGGTGGTTTTCATTAGTTTGTCAGGGTAAAGTTAGGAGCCCATACTACTTCATATGCACCGTCATCTTCATTCTGAGCTTCAATCCACTCTGCATATTCTTCATACAGAGCTCTACAATTATCCTCTTCATCTACCTCTGCATAACTTTTACACAGATAAAAGATATGATCCAATTGGTCTTCAACGATGTCGGTGCGTTGTTCGTCAGTCATCAGAAGTCCTCTTGAGTACCTTGTTATTATAGGGTATAGTGGGGCAGAATCAAAGCAAAGTGGTCCAGTTTCTCAACTGGCACACTGAAAGCGTCCGTGGTTGAAATTGGCACGGGAGAACTGCTCACGGTTGACCAATTTGAACATACCGAACTCATTCGCATAAACATAACCCTCAGCGTCAATACGCTCACCTAACAGATAGGAAGCAGGTCCATTGTTGCGGCAAAGTGACAAACAGTCCTCCTTAATCGACTTGACAAGTTTCCACAAACGAATTAGGTTGAGATCGCAGTCCGCTGCGATCGCCAGTGCCTCCTCGTCCAGGACGGCACCGACTTTTATGAAAGTGTTGAAAACCTTCTTGATCTTCTGCACTTTGTTGTTAGAAACAAACTCACAAGTCGTTGCCATCTGACGTGCAAAGTCACAGACTTCCTTTACATCAGCAAATGAGGTTTGCCCGTGCTGAATATATGCTTCAGGTTGGACAAACAGAACATAATCGTTACTCTCCAGAGCATACATCAAAGGTTCTGCCCAACTGTCACGCAGATCATCATTCGCTTCATACACAGTATGAGGGGCGATGATAATGTTCTGAGTGATAATCTCAGGGAACAAATAAGTAATCAGATTGGATTTGTACTCACAAATTCCACCAAATCCGATAAAATCTCCTTGATAGATTGCATCCGTGCGTGGCAGATGATCAAAGCAGCAGTGCAGGATCTGAGCAACTTCACCCTCATAGAAGAGATCAATCTCCTCGTGATCGTGAGCAATACGGATCTTCTTCTTATTAAAGACTGCCTTGGTTCCTACAAAGAACGTACCAGTTGCAGGATCAGTTCCCCACACAATTGCAGGAGAACCATCCATCTTCACGCTCAACTTACCAGCAGCAGTGAACCAGTCCAACACGTCAAGATCACCAGTAAGGATGGTGTCTTCAGGGTGCTCAAGGTGAAGGTTTTGCATGAATGTAGGAAAAAACGGAGTTTGAATGTGGGTTTTGTGGAATCACCAGCGAATGTAAGTTTGGTCTGGATAAATGCCCCTCTCTTCACAACGGCACTCATAGGCAATGCGCTTGAGCAACTCGATGTCCATATCCTCAATCTCTTCCAGAATGTCCTGACGAAGTTCTTGGAGTTCGGTGTCGTTCATGGGGATCTCCCTGTCGATGCTCTTATTATAGGGCATCCAGACGCTGCCAGATGCCCCTCTGTGCCAGTTCTCAGACTGTCACAGACTGCTGGAAATACAAACCAGCACGCT